TATTGTAGTTTACAGATTCCTGATACTAGTCCAGGAACTCCAGATTATGGTATAGTATTTATTTCATCTATAATAGCCAAACAAGTATTCTCGTATTTTTTCGATGTTTCAGAAGATTCGATAATCATTTTACAGTGGCCACACCCATTAAGGTCAGATAATAGTTTCGATTCACCTACGTATACCAGTAAGATTCCTTTCACTGACAGTGGTGCTGTTTATCCAAATACCACACTCAAGCAGTATTACGGAGAACCTGGACTTCCTGTAAACATATGGGACCCAACTGTCAATTATTCGCTTATAATGGTTACCTTCTGGACACTATGGGAAGGTGTTACAACCCAGAATGCTATAGATATATGTATGGGTAGTTATATGCTTCCTCCCGGTGTTTATTACATGACATGTGAAAATCAAGCAATTGCAAATGCAGTCTCAGGAACTACATATAAATGGGCTATGTTAATATAAAAAACGATCTTGATGGTGATCAAAGTATATCTTTGCAATATTTACAGTCTATTCATACAAAATATGAATACATGTACAAAAAATACATTATGGATAATGTAGTATTTGTACATGTAGAGAATAAGACACAGGATGACATTCACCAAGAGGTTGACGCGTGTATCAGGATGTGGAATGATTTAAATAAATAATGTATTCATATATAAATGTCGTTAGCTGCTACAATTGCATGGATTAATGCCAATAATATCGGAACTTTTTCAACCGGTGCAAATATCAGTGAATTGTTTGTTCAAGCTAATACAAATACAAGTTTAGGGATAGTTTCAGTGGACTTGACGGTTCTTCCACTTTTATGGAGAATAGATTTACCAAACGTGGGTATTTCAGCATTTCTATCTATTCTTCCTACGACTGTTCGGGAAATAAATCTTATTAATAACAAATTAACATCATTCAGATCGAATCTTCCATCTTCTCTTCAGTCTCTAGTTCTCACTAATAATCGACTATCATCATTTACAATGAATATACCATTCCCAGATAATTTATATAAATTAGATATTGGTGGTAACATTATATCGTCATTTTCACGAAGTCTTCCTCCAACTCTTACGTATTTAGATATTAGCAATAACCTGTTAACATCATATTCACTTCCGACGAACCTGACTAATCTTAAGTATCTAGATTTAGGCGGTAACCAACTACCATCATTTACATCTACTCTTCCTTCTTCTCTTTTATACTTAGATATTAGCAATAACAAACTACCATCATATACACGAAGTCTTCCTCCTAATCTTCAGTATTTAAGTATTGCCGGTAACCAGCTACCATCATTTACACAAAGTCTTCCTCCTTCTCTTTTACACTTAGATATTGGCAATAACCAACTACCATCATATACACAAAGTCTTCCTCCTAATCTTCAGTATTTAGGTATATATATGAACCAACTAACATCATTTACACAAGATCTTCCTCCTTCTCTTTTACAATTAGATATTAGCAATAACCAGCTAGCATCATTTACACAAGTTCTTCCTCCTAATCTTCAGTATTTAAATATACTCACTAACAATCTAACATCATTTACACAAAGTCTTCCTACAACTCTCGTGTATTTAAATATTGCCAGTAACAGTATAGCATCATTCACACAAGATCTATCAGTTAATAATGCGATGAATGAATTTTATTTATGTTTACAAAGAAATGTGACACCAACCTTTACATACCCACTTCCTACGAGGTTTGTTGCAGTTAATACGTGTTATGTTGCGCCAAATCCACCACCTCCAGCTGGACTTCCTCCACTTCCTTGCTATTGTGATTCTGATGTTATACAGTCATATATAGATGCACATAATAATGGAAATCTAAGTGTTCATGGATTTCCAACAATATATTCTGAGTTACAGCTTGAAAATGCTCCGGGCACAGTCGATCCTGACGCAAACCTTGTTTTTATTGCATCAATTATGTTTCAAAAGGTATTTTCACACCTTCTCGATATGTCAGAAGATTTAATATATCATGATGTATGGCCAATGCAATTTGCTAAACATCCCGATCTTACAATTCCTCCTTATACAAACATTCTATCACTTACCGATCTAGGTGCAATATTTAAGTCTACTTACGCACATTTTTTTTGGGGAGAACCTGGACTTCCAACTGTATGGGATCCATCTGGGAATTATGAACTTCCATTTTATGACTTTTGGAAGCTATGGGAAGGTGTTACAGACCAGCAGGCGATTGATTTTGCCGCAGGGTATACTAGTACACCACCTGCTGCTCCTGGTGTTCATTACATGACCGCTGCAAATCAAGCAATTGCAAATGCAGTAACAGGCACTACATACAGATGGGCTATATTGTTGGGCTAAAAAACGATCTTGATGGGGATCGAACCCACAACCTCTAGCTTAGAAGGCTAGTGCACTATCCAATTGTGCTACAAGACCATGAGTCTGAACTATCGGGATTGAACCGATGACCGATGGAACTACAGTCCACTGAGCTAAGTCCAGATGAACACTTTAAAGACGTATTCAGGTCTATTTCTCCAACCGAGGATCGAACTCGGATTTGCGGCTTGCTCATATATTATCGCCATAAGACCGCCACACTAACCAATTGTGTTATTGGAGAGAAACGCTCCCAACAGGGTTTGAACCTGTGACATTCAGATTAACAGTCTGACGCTCTACCGACTGAGCTATAGGAGCACATTTCATGCCGTTTTTAATACACCCTAAACATACAATAGTCAAATTCTTTAATTGACTATTGTATGAAGAGTGCATTCAGTGCGTCTAGAAAGTTTCCTGAAGGTCGTCCACCTCAGAATATTACACAATACATTCGAAACTCTAAACCAGGTGAGAAATATCTTATTCACCATCAAGAAACGAAGAGAGACAATTCTAGACTTAGATCTGCTCCAATAGAAGATGGTATATATAATTATATAACATTTTATGATGAATCACCTAAATTCATTCTTGTAAACCCAATCTTCAATATAGGAACCAAACATTATCATCTAAGAGGTGATTCAAAGGGTCATATAATGGCTGCAGGTGAACTAAAAGTAGAAGGTGGAAAGATTATATTTAATATAGAAAGCGGAACATATACAAAGGTTATTCTTGATAGAGTAAGAAATAAAGGTGCTGTAAAGTCATTTCTTATTCAGGGTGTGAAAGAGATTCTTGAAAGATATTCAAACAATGTAAGATATACTAGTTCTATTTTGGTAAAATATGTGTCTATGATAAATGCCTCATCGATATAAAGGTCAGAGATTGTCAACCTACAAAAGTACATATAGACATTCAATGGAACCAATCAGAGAGAGAAACTTGTATATTCCAACTATGCGTGAATTACATAATCAATATACAAATATAAATTCAAACAATGCATCAGCTATACTCAAAGGGACATATTATGGTTCAGTTCCTAACTTAGCTGCAAACAAGAATAGACAAGTAATAAGAAATTTAATTACAAAATATAAACATATATATATACATTCAAAGAATAAGAAATCTGTTGTTGATGAATTTGTTGATGAATATAATTATGCACTTGTTTTATTAAAAATGGAACATATAAGACAATTAAAATCTATATATATTTAAATGAAACTAAAGTGGATAATAATATTTGTTGTTCTTTTATTACTTTTAAAACCCCAACTATACGCAATGACATGTTCTAAAAATCAGGCTATAATCAATGGCCAATGTGTAAATTGTGCATCTTTAAAAAAGGTTGTGTCACCAGATAGAATGAGTTGTATGACATGTCCAGTAAAACAGGTTGCAAGTCCTGACGGAACAAAATGTATATGTAAAGATATGAATCAATTTTTAGCCGGTGATACATGCATGAATAATTGTCCAAGAAATACAGAAGCTATTCAGAGGATTGTTGGAGGGATGATTGGGGTAAAGACGTGTGTGTAAGTCTTTTTAGATTATACATATACCAAGCTATGAAAATTACCAACTGATATATCACAATAACATATTGGATGTATACAATCATATATATATAAACATTAATATTGTTTATATATATATTTTTTTGAATTATATTTTTTTTTGTTATGTATTTACGATGCGAATGCTAGACCACCCATACCTGACTGAATGTTTAGAATGTTGTAATTGACTGCGAATAGCTTCTGAATAGTTGATGTTGTACCAGCTTTGAGAGATACATAAGCCTGGATGTTATCAATGCGAGAAGCATTAAGAGATCCAGTTGGCTGTAGCTCCTCTGGCTGTAGAGCAAACGAGTAGTTGTAGATACCTGGGTAAGGATTGCCAGAGTGGTAGTAGAATGGCTGAACCTGGTTAAAGTAGCGACCATACTGCTCCTTGAAACGATCCTGTCCGTTGAGTAGAATCTTAAACTGGTGAAGAGAACCAGTCTCAAATCCATTGACTGCAGTGTTTGCCTTGCCCTCCTCAGTCCAAGACTTGAAAGATGTAGTTAGAGGCTGTCCTGCAACTAGAGCGTTTCCAGAGAAGACGCGTGGGGAACCTAGAATGTCTGGTAGAACAAGAGAGTTTGAGTTGAATGCAACAACTGGGTCGATAGTCACGTTGACATTTGCGTGGTTGGTCGAAAAGTTCCACATGGCGTTTAGGTTACCTACAGAGTTTGGGTTTGCATTCTGGTAGAACCAGCAAAGCTCCTTGATTGGGTGATTGAACTGTAGGCGAATGAGGTTGGGGGAAGTTTCTCCGACTGAAGTGATTGTGTCACCTCCAGAGTGCTGGAGCTGCTCAATGAGATACTGCATAGAGTTTTGTGCAAACTGAGTTCGCTCGGGGGTGTCGAGGTACACGTATGTTGCCCACACATCGAAAGTGGTATCGAAATAGTTTAGGAAGTAAGTGGAGGTGGTGAAATCTAGTCGAACCTCGTGGTACTGGAGAGCAACTAGAGGGAGGAAGAGGCCTGGGTTGCGGTTGAAGAAGAAGAGGAGAGGAAGGTGCACACGGTAAGGTGTAGTGGATGAAGAGCCACTTCCAGTGGTTGTAACCATCGAGCTAGTCATCTTGTAGTACTGAAGCTTGTCGTTGTGAGAGAGGAAGAGCTCTGCGTATAGACGCCACCATCCCTGGTAGTGCTTGTCAATCTGCTGACCACCAATGAGTAGAGTCACATCGGCAATTGCACGCTCAGCAATCCAGTTGGTGTCATATACATTGGAGTTGGAGGTTAGATTGCTATTCTGAAGAGGAGAAAGAACAAGCTCCATGTTTCCTACTAGGTCACCGTTGCGAGCGATAATCACTGAAACCTTGTTACCACTTCCAGGTGTACCGTTAACAGTCTGGAGAATATTCTCCATTGCAAAGTTGGTGGTTTGCTGATAGACAGCCTGGAAAAAGGTTATGGTTGGTGTACCAGTGAGATAGGCGTCCTGTGTGCCAACAGCTACGAGTTGCATAAGAGCTCCCATTTTAATATACCCCAAGAAAAAAATTGCGCCACAACACACGAAATATAATATGAGCTCATTATATATGCCTAAAGACGACCAGCCAGATCTTATTGATGTTCTTGACGGATGCCTGACTACAGAGGCGGGAACAAACATTCCAGAAGTTATCGTTGACCTTACAGATGCCGTGTCCAATATAGGGGCTCAGCTAGAAACACTCAACAAGATTATGGTTAAGATTCTTACCCAGCTCAAGCCCAAGGAGACGGATTAAAAACAAGAAACACAATGAATATATAGAATGGCTGACCAAATCAAGCTGGAAAAGACTCTCTCGATGATTTGCAGTATGACTCAGACGGATATTGAAGACCGTCTGACTCAATTAGAGAATCAAAATTTAAATTTTCGTGGTGAGAGAAACACGCTAAAGATTGCCTTTGAGATTTTAGGAGACAATGAGAATCGCATCGACACTGACACTATCGATATGGATCGTTTGGCTGACAAGGAACGAGTTCAGACAACTCGCCTGAATCAACTAAAGTCTCATTGCAAACTATTGAATATTCATAATGAATCATCTACAGACTATGAAGAGAATGAATTTTCAATCATTGATCGTATAAACCGTCTGATTGAAGTGTATCGTGATTCATTTGAGCAAATTCTCTATCACAAGAGGCAGCTTGACCGAATCAACAACCCATATCAAATATCAGTAAAGACTGATGTTGATGGTTCTCATTACAGGTGGAATGGTTTTGATGAAAATGATGAAAAGAGGAGCCCTTATCAAGATTTTCTAATTTGTCTGCTTACTGAGCTGCACAATAATCAGCTGCGCAGGTACAAGGATCAGTGCTACGTTGTAAAAAAGGTTCAGGGTCGTTCGACTCGTGCCTGGGAACCCAAAATGTCAATCAAGGATTTTGTGTATACATATGCAAACAAAGACATTCAATACAAGCAGTGGAAGAATATGACTGCATGTGGTGCTGACAAAGCCATCAAGCATCTCACAGAGTGCATCGATAGAGAGTTTCAGGATTTGAGAAAGAATCGACATGTGTGGTCATTCAAGAATGGTCTCTTCAATGGAAGAATCAAGAATGATGATGGTTCATTCTCTACAAAGTTTTACGAGTATGATTCTTCAGAGTATGACAATCTCGATCCAACTCTTGTGAGTTCCAAGTATTTCGACATTGATTTCAAGGATTATTCTGGAATAAGTGACTGGTATGATATTCCTACACCGACATTGCAAAGCATCCTGGATTATCAAAAGTTTCCAGAGGCTGTGTGCAAATGGGTATATGTATTTTGCGGCAGAATGTGCTTTGAGGTGAAGGATCTAGACAATTGGCAGGTTATGGCGTTTATGAAGGGTTTTGCAGGAACAGGAAAGAGTACAATTGTGAATATGTGTGCTCAATTTTATGAAGCGTCTGATGTTCGAGTTTTGTCGAATAATGTAGAACGCAAGTTTGGTCTCGGTTCAATTTATGATGGTTTAGTATTTGTTGCTCCAGAGATTAAATCAGACATGTGTCTTGCTGCAGAAGAGTTTCAATCCATGACTTCTGGAGAGGAAATGTCGATAGCTCGAAAGCACTCTTCTGCTATAACATTAAAGTGGAAAATTCCTGGGATGCTTGGTGGAAATGAAAATCCAGGCTGGAAAGATAACAATGGACAGATTTATAGGAGAATTGTTCCTTGGTATTACGGCATCCAAGTCAGGCCTGAGGATTCTGATCCAAAGATGGATGACAAGATTCAACAAGAGTTGCCAATGATTCTTCAGAAATGTGTGATGGCCTATGTCGACTATTCAAACAAGTACAGGGATCGAGACATTTGGAGTGTTCTTCCACTCTATTTCAAGAGGAACAGGGATATGATGGCTATGGTTTCGAGTGTCATTCTCAGCTTTCTCGGGTCAGAAAAGGTTCGTTACGGAGAAGGATTGTTTGTGCCGCAAAGTGTGTTTACGCGCATATTCAATCGTCACTGCGAAGATAATAATCTTCCAAAGCAAAAGTTTACTCACGACTTGTATGCTGGTCCGTTTGAGAGTAAAAATCTAAAAATCAAGACAATGTCTAGCGAGTACAAGAATCTCATGTACACTGACCAGCCATTCATAGTTGGAATGGATATTGTAAACACAGAAGCACAATACAACTTTAGTGATGATGCATAAAAATAGTGCGTTATAATATGTACAAGAGACCTGTTAGAGTCAGGGCTGCAGCTAGAGTTGAAAAGGTTGTTGAAAATAATCAAAGTGACCTCGACGAACTTTTGAGGGATGCAGAAAGGAGAGAGGCTGATAAACGGAGACAACAAGAGGAGTATGAAAAATCTCGTAAAGTATTATATAAAATCACACATACAAGTCATGGTCTCTTTAATGCTGTAGGAGAATATTCTCTCAAATATGGGACTGATTTATTTGATATATATGAAGATATTATATCTAAACATCCAGATGAAATATTAGTAGCATCACTCAAAGGAGGACGTTTCAAAGAATTGTCTCGATTTAACAGGAAAGGTGTTGTTCTAGGAAGGGGTGAAATAAAAACAGAACCAAATCAACTCTCTTTAACTTTTGATAGAGGTCATGCGAATATATTCAAGAATGGTGTTGTTCGATTTACAGGTGTTGATGAAGATAGAATATTACATATATTATCAAGATATATTGGTACTATAGATGATATTGTATATTCTCTTAGATCTGGACAATTGGAAATTAATAAAACTCTACACCTGGATGTTGTTGGGCAAATACTAACCATTCGGAGACCTCTTCCTTCTGATGTCAGAAAGGGTACACAAGCGATAGTCTTGGAGATGGTTGGTTACACAATCAGTTTCTACAAGTCTGGAGTTGTTCAGTACAAGGGGAAGAATGTAGATGGCGCTGAAAAGATTATTAAAAAGTGTCTAGATGAGTTTCCTCAAAATGCATTTGGCGCTGAAAGAACAAGACTTGTTGCAGCCAAAAAGGTTAGGCAATACAAGACGAGAGCCACAAATCCTCCTACTCCACCAGACTCGTTCGAAGGCAAGTGCGGCGATGGATACTATTGCAGACCAAATGCACAAGGTTCTCCAAACTGCTACAAGATTCCTGCAAAGATTACAGCTTCAGCCAGAAGCACTGTAATAGAAGCTTACAAGAGGGTTGGAGTGGATGTTCCTAAACGAGTGAGGGATATTTTTGAACTCAAGACTGAGACGCAAGGATTGACAAGCGTCAATCTCCGCATTGAAAGACAGTCATACAGAGGGAAGGTTACACACGTATTAAAGATTGGAGGAAGACAGTGTAGTAGACTCACTGAAGATCAGATTGAAAATGCTGCACGAAGACTTCACATTCCTGGTGTTCACAAGGGTATGGGTGTTTCAAAAATGTGTGAGAGACTCAGAGGATTTGCAGAACAAGGTGCAAAAAAGTCGTTTGAGCTTGATGGTGTACCTTATTACATTGAAGGTGAGAAGATTCGAGGAGCACTCAGAAAGAATGGAAAACCAAATCCAGCTAGAAAGTGTTCAACTCTTCCAGTAGAAACTCTCAGAAGATATGCAACCGCAATGGGTATAGAACCTAAAAACAAGACAAAGGAGAGAATATGCTCAGAAATGAGGGAAAAGGATGAAAAAGAAGCATTCAAGAGAATTTTAGAACCAGTCGAGTTTTCAGATGTTTTATTTGCAAAATGGAGAGCAATGAACAGGAGTGACAGAATTGAATATATACAGGAATTAAAGAATAAGCATGAATACTTGAAAAACTTGGGTGATTTTCCATATACAGACTCAGACTTTGAAGAATGGAGGAGTAGAAATGACAGTGGAAGAAGAGAGTTTATTCATGCCAAGAAACTCGTTGCTATACGAAGAAAGGCAATTGACAGAGCTAGATATGTAAAGACTCTAGCTAACAAATATGACACGAGAGGGTTTATGGAACACAACAAAGCAAATCTTTACAAGAAAATCTTTGACATTGGAAAGACGAGAGAGGGAGATATTAAATCGAGAGCAGATGAAGTATACTCTAATATACTCAAACGCATTAAATCAAGAAGAGAAACTGCAATTAAACTAGGTCACAGGAAATTTTAAGAATATCAAATAGTTTATATAATATAGTATATATATCATGATCATTTTGTATGATTGTAGGATTTATAATTTCAAGTTCTAATTGATACTCAAATTGTGATTCAGAATCCTTATCTTCTGGCTCACTCTTAATCATTGATACATCAATCCTAACATTCTTTCTGATGAATGATGTTCTTACACGCTCCTTTTCTTTTACAAATTCTATCAAATCAGAATACTCATATGGTTCTTCACTACTTATAGATAATCTAATATCTAGAGGTGATAAATTATAATCTTCTGTGAAAATCTTTTGCTTCTTTATGAATTCATCCATCTCATCAGTCACATTATTATATCTTGCTCTCTTTCCATCTAATGTATAATATATAGTATCAGATCGTCCTATTTTAGATTCCCAGCCTTGATATCTATCAAGGCGTCTCATAACCTTTTGATACATATCAGGACCTATGTTTGTATCGAACCCATGTTGTTTTTTGCGACCAAACCTAAATTCAATCTCTACGTTTGGTCGATGAAGGTGTGGAATTACAGACTTTAACATACAATCCATATAATATATATTTTGTATATCTTTAAGATATGAAACATATATATTATAATGATTGGATTGTTAAATTTAGGAAATACTTGTTATTTTAACACAGCCCTACAATGTCTTTTGCATACTCCATGTCTCACAAATTATTTTATTCTACAAAAATACAAAGGATCATGTGAATTTACTAATGAATATTATAGATTAGTTGATCATATGTGGATTAAAAAAAGTAGAGAATATATAAATCCACGTGATATATTTAATATATTCTCTAAAAAGTATACACAATTTAAAATTGGTGAACCTAATGATGTTCAAGAAGTTGTTCTTTGTATTTTAGATGTATTTGAACAAGATGAATCATTGGGTGTTGAATGGGTCAGAAGACATTTTTACGGTACTCTTCTAAAGGAGACTGATTTTTCAAAAGTGAAAGAAGTATTTGCGGTACGTATTCTTGAACATGATATGGGGGTGTTTGAACATTCTGAAACTATAGATGGTTATGAATTACCAGATGGTTCACATAAAGATACAATTGTTAATCATAAAGTTGTACATATACCATCAATATATATGTTATCATATAATATATATAATCATACAAAAGAAATTACATTAGATGAATATATTACATTTGGTGATAGAACATTAAAATTGTATGCTTGTGCTTTACATCAATCAGGACATTATATTTCTGTAATAAAATATAAAGATGATTGGTATGTCAAGAATGATGTACATGTTATGAAGATGGATACATTTATTCCAACTGGACCATTCTACTTTGCAATGTATAAATAAACAATTAATAATGCAACTATATATATAAACACATCATGTGATTTTTTAACAACAACATTTTTTCTACTGTTAAAATCTACAGCACCTGAAGAAGGATAATTGATGGTTCCTATGGCATTGTAAGCATCTGAAAATAAATTTCCAGCAACCATTATTATATATATATATAATAAATGACTACTTCGGTTGACACGAATATGTATTCTATATGTAAACAAATATATGCAGTGAGCACTACTAGACTTAAAAGTGCGAATAACAGCTTCCCTGGAACCCTTACAGAATCTATAATTGCAAACGTACTGAGAATAATTCAGAGTCAATTAGATAAAAGTAATCCCGATTCTAATGATATAAGCGACTTAAAAACCTATTTTGGTAATACCTCCGATACTAAAACGTACACTTATAATGATATAGATACATACTGTAATACTACCAATGTAAGTTCATCTTCAACTATTACTGCATTTGGAAAGAATCTACTATATCTGATAGCATATTTAGGCTCTTATAATTATATAATATTTAATAGTACTGCAACAAATACAGTTAAAAGCGATATAGTTATCGATTCTCCATTACCAACAACTATTCTTGCTGATATAAAAAACTATGCTGCATCTGTAGGTGTAACTGTAGATTCTATTATACGCGATTTTGTAGTACTGGGTCTTGCATCCACAAATTCTAATCAAAGTACTTCATTGGCAACAATTAACAGTGTTCTAGGTAAATATAATCTATCTCCTTTAACATCATCTATATTCGAACATCCAGGTACAGTATACAGAATCTCTCTTACATATGATGGAAGTAATACTATAATTAATGATTTTAATTTTATAAAACTATACTCTGATCAATCTTCATCAGCAAAGCTTATATCCGACCTGATAATGTTTGCATTTTATTATTATGCGTACAAAGGATACAAATGGGGAATACATTCTTAAAACTCTGTTATTAAAATATCTTCTCTAATATTCACAAGTGTCCTATCATATGTCCTTCTATTGTTTGGAAAATTCTTATCATTCCTAACTTTGACTACATACCATCCATTGTTATATTCACATTCTACAATTTTACCTTCATATTCTTGTTTATATCCAATCATATCACATATATAATCATGATGTTGTAGAAATAATCCACCATTCTTCACCAAGAAATCAATTGTAATAAGATTCTTTGGTTTCCACTTGTACATTGTTTCGTGTGTACCCATCCTGACTGGCTCATCTATGGGGGTAAACACGAGTCCATCTACGCCTTTTCGCATTTTAATCTCTTTAACTTGGTCAAGGTAATACATTTTTTTCACAACAACTTTTGGATTTCCAGGTGTTTTGGGAATCATCAACCTCTTAACTCTTTCTAGGCGTTCAAGCAATGGAAGATGCATTATGTTTTCACCTCTAACCATCATTGCATCGTGAACAACATATTCATCTCCAATCAGTTCACCATCGAGAAGAGTATCTCTTGGAACACATAAAGTGGTGTATGTAAAGTTGAAGCACCTATCGACTAGCATGCACAATTTTTTATCTTGATCTGTAAAACACGCGAGCATATGTCTTGTGCCATCTGTTTTTTCGCACACGACATATGGTCGACTCCTCAACTGCTTAAAGTGCCTTCGTTCTATTGATATTGGTTGGGGTCCTGGAAACCTATCCTCATTCGGAGAGTTCCAAACACGTGCTATAAATTTCTTCATTTATCTTTTAATATAATGAGAGATGTTTCTATACACGTTTTTTATTGAGGAGTAGCTGTGATTCCACTCGACTCTAGAATGTTTGAGCTACATTCGTGTGTATAATACATGACTGGATTTGCATCTATATAAGCACAAATATTCATATCTTTGAAATCAAATGTTTTACCAGTTTTTTTGAGAGCTTTCGTATCTAATAACCATATACGAGCATCTGTCTTTGTTACATTATAATATGATTTTGCAATTGGTTTATCAATCTCAGTGTCAAACATCAACCCTCGCTGGTCAATCTTTTCAGTGGGATTCCCTTTAAACAGAGTCCAGTTTATACCCTCTTTTGCACCTGAATACACTACACATTGATATCCTTTTGGAATGTCGTTAAATAGTGACTCTGTACTTTCTCTGTCTAGTGCAGTTCCATAATCCATAAAGAATAATTTACATGATGTATCTTTGATATATTTATTTAATTCATTCATAGTAGATATATAATGTATATTAATATGTAATCCATTTACACAACTATATTGTTGAATACTCATAAGAGTTCCGAGAGTGCTAGCAAACAAAGATTTTGATCGAGTCATAACAACAACATTCATACATATATCACGTCTGTTTTTTTTATATTATTATATAAATGAGAGTTTCTGGATATGCCACCACCACTCAGCAACCCACTGACACACAGGAAGTTGATAGTATCAATGTTATTCCGAATAATACTAACGCAAAAATTATATGGAAAGATACAAAAAATATCCCATTATATTATGGTATATTTTCAGGTACTGTCAATATAAGTGGACCTTTATCTGCATCTACTAAAAAATTTGTATACACTGGGTTGAAAAAAAACACTAAATATACAATAAAGATATGTAAATCATCTGATGGTAAAACATATAGTACGGGCAAAAGTATAACCTTTACTACTCGTGGAATTGTTGCAACGCGTTCATTACAAACAAAAAAAAAGGTAATAAAAAAAGTATCTGGATATATTTCTACCGATCCACAAGAAGTAACTAATTTACATGTCGTTTCATTTGATGATGACGGGGTAGTGTTGTCCTGGAATTCGAGTGGTACATCAGTACTTTTTAGAGTTACAGATGGGTTTGGTTTTATGTCTCGAATTATGACAGATAAAACTTACAAGGTTTTATACAGTGACATGAGAGAAACATGTTTGTTCGTTCAATCTTCAAACGACACTGTTGTATGGTCAATGGGGGTTCAAATTAGTAATGCTTTTCCTATAACAACCAAAGACGTTGTGTTTACACCTTCGGATGATGGTTCACAAATTAAGATATCAATTGTAAATTGTGCATATATTACACCTGGAAATTATACTCCTACAATTACATTGAATGGTGATGAACTACATACATTTAACGATAATAATACGGATGGGTATAACATGAGTGTAACGGTAGATTCTTCATTACTAGATTCGCCTATGTATATAATGGCTTGGTTTAGTGGTCCAAACAATTCTATTATCCCAATCTATTCTACAAATTGGGACATAACCCCCACAATAAATGCATTCGTAAATAATCGTAATACATTTACGAATGTTCAAATTACACAAGATGATGATAGATCTCAATTAATTATATCTTGGAATCCAATACGCAATAAGAGTTATGCATTACTTGATTCTAGCGGAAGTCTAATCACTGCTTGTTTCTTAGGAGATTTTTGTACATACACTCCGGTTTCTGGATTTATTTTACCTTATTCATCAATAAATAACGCACTGGATGCTATTTATTTAGTAGTTACCACACTACCACCTTTATCCCCCACACCAGACGGTTGGTTTGATTGTGATTGGAGTACTATTACTCCAGTATACGTGTTGTATAATCCAAATATTTGCCCACCATGTAATTGTGATGATGGATGTTTTTTTTGAGTATTGTTATAAAAAAATGAACAACATATATATTAATGGATGTTGATGAATACTTTGATGTTGTTGAGCCTGCACTCAAGTCAGTCTACTCTTCGATGAGTAGTACAACTATAACATATGATCAGTTTGTAGACCTACATCTTGCTAACATGTCTATGGTTGAGATTCTTTCACCTGGTTTTGTTCATTCTTATACAGTTGCAGTAAAAAAGTCTACTCGAAACACAGTCACTGTGCTCGGTGGTGTAGCTGTAGTTATTTCAGCTGCATCATTTTTTTTAGGGTCTATATGTAAATGAAGATGCGTTATAAAATAACATTATAATATATATACATCTATCAATGAGCACATGCATGAATCCAAAAGTATTTGGTCCGCATTTTTGGGCCACAATACATCTAAGTGCTTTGCATTCAAAGGATTTAGATTTATATAAAAATTTTATACATACGTTAGGACCAATCATTCCATGTAAACAATGTTCAGAACACTTTATTGAAAATCTAAAAAGTCATCCAATACACTCAGATCTCTTTAAGTGGAGTGTAGAGATGCACAATATAGTTAATCGTCAAACATTCAAGCGCGAGATTGAATATGACGAAGCATATGAATATTGGTGCATGTACGATGAACCTAAGCCAAAGGTCCCAGTCGTTCTCTTAGTGATCCTTGGAATCTTAAGTTTCCTATGTGTCCTAGCGTCGTACTGATATCAGCGTGAATCTTTCCTCCAATTTGCTGATACCTTCTGCAGAATGCATAATCCTCACTCAGATATCTCTTTGATTCTGGATCAATCATACAATCAAAAATTGCACAATAATATTCAAAGTCTCTATTCTGATGATCATTCACGCAATTTAATTCTGGATACGCCTTGTACATTTTTTCGAGTGCACAACGCTTAATCATCATAAACCCAGTTGGCCCATCATGCACCTCTACAAAGCCATTCTTTGCAGTACATCCACCTTTTTCATCAAGCTTAAAGTTCATCACAAGAGATGCAGACAACTTGTCTGGATCTTTTCTAGAATCTCCTTGTACAACCTGATCCCACATGATTCCTTTTTTCGGATATGCAGCAACTGCAACATCGTGACCAGACATGACGAGTCGAACAACCGATTCTGGATCGAACTTTATATCTGCATCTATAAACATGAAATAGTCTCTATCAGTTTTTTGTAAGAAACGTCCTATAGCGACATTTCTAGCTCGAGTTATGAGAGATTCATTCTCTTGAATATCAAACATCATATCAATAGGATATTTAGAAAGAATCTTTATTAGTCCTAGAACAGATTCAGCATAGCCTTGGAGACATAAACCTCCATAACAGGGTGTGGATACAAACAACTTGTACATTCTTTATTAGAATATTATATCTTTATATAGTATATGAGTATAGTGTGTGATGGTATTGAATGTTATATATTTACACCAAACAGTTTAAATACTCCGTATTGTAAAGTCAACATTTATTCTGGCGGTCATGTTATATATCAGTCGAATTTTTTAAATCCGAATACTACCAATAGATTTATTACTGGACTAATCTTGTCAATTAATACATTTTACGAAATGGATTTTGAACTTTATCTTAATAATATTACGACGAACATCCCATACTCAACAATTCCGAAGTTTCCCGTATTGGTTACTTGTTCTAACGACTGTTATATAAGTGGAGGTAAATGCCAATTCATTAGTGATGCTCAAAACAATTGTGACACAGACGAACAATATTTATTCTGGACAGGATCAAGCTTTCTATGTAAAAACTTTCCTGATTATTCATGTGACGTAGGACAAGTAACAACTGAACCTTCGACTGGAAATTACGCATGTCAAAGTACAGACTGCCCCAATGGTCAATATTATTCATATCCAAATGGTTGTTTGTCTTTTCCAAAAGGACCCGATTGCCCCGATTGCCCCGATTATTCATGTAACGTAGGACAAGTAACAACTGAACCTTCGACTGGAAATTACGCATGTCAAAGTATAGAATGCCCAGACGATCAATATTATTCATATCCAAATGGTTGTAAAAACTTTCCTGATTATTCATGTGACGTAGGACAAGTAACAACTGAACCTTCGACTGGAAATTACGCATGTCAAAGTACAAACTGCCCCGATGGTCAATATTATTCATATCCAGATGGTTGTTTGTCTTTTCCATGTAATATAGATGCATGTTCTAGTGAAACAATTGATAATCTATGTTATGAATATACATCTACATGTTCTGATTTGATAGAAGTATGTGGTGACGATGTCGATACATATTGTATTGAAAATATATGTGATGATGTGACATGTTCTGATTTAGTCGGACCTCAATGCAAAGATGCAACTGAACAACTATGTTCTAAATATATAAAAAATTCTAAATGCACACCATATCAACTAAAACTTTTGTGTCCAGATTATTGCCCAGATGTATCATTTCCCAGTTCTGGTGTTGCACCTAAAAATAAAAAGGAAAAAGAGAAGGAGAATGAGTTTTGGCTTTGGATGTTTATTCCATTCATTATATTAATAATTCTATTATTCATTTACAAGTTTGTCTCTAACAAGAAGCTCTATTTTTTTAAGGGTCGGGTATGAAACTTCGCATTTTTCACAAATGTAATCTCTAGCAAGTCCAAGATCCATAAGAGTTATTAGGACTACTGTCGCTGCAATAGTCTTTGGTGTCTTGCCCAACAAGTCTGGATCTTCTTGAATCCTTTCACAGTGTTTAATAACTGTCATCCGAACTCTTCTGTAATCACCGTCATTAAAGTTGTTTAGCATTCGAGCAGCCAAGTCTGAAGCCATGAGTAGATTTAGCTTTTTAGGCTGTATGACATCTCTAAACATTTCACTTGTTCTCGTCACATCCTTTGATGAAATACTGAATAGTGTTGCTATTTCATCAACTGATCTAGAAATATTGTTATCCTTGCAAGCCTGCAAGAGACAGTTTGCCTTGATTCCAGTTCTGACTGATCCTCTCGTCAATTTCTCCGAGGTAAACTTTTTATACATGTGTTCAGCTTCACGAACTACAAATTTAGGAAAGTCTTTACCAGCCTTTTCAATATCCTGATAATTGTGAAACAGAGAACGATCTTTGTAATTCATAGAGTTGTGAAAGTCAATCATTGCCAACTTTTTTTGAGCATACGGCGCATATCCCTTTACAACCATCTTTGTACCCATTGACCACATTTCACTAAATCTGTCATCTGTAGGTTCTCCACACCTGGAAGGATCATTCACTTCACCATCTTCACCAACTCCACTTCGCCATTCTGGTTCATCAGACATGAACTCGTCATCACATTTTCCACATGTTGTGCATGTAGGGAGGGTGTGATCAGCATACATGTCGTCATCCATATATCCCTTCACCTTTATTCCGCCACATTCACATACCCACTCTGAAGTGCATACATCTTTAACTTGTGGTTTGGCTCGCTTTAAAATTATATCCAGCTGCATCCATGCTCTTTGAACATCCATTTTTATCATTCTAGTATTCTGGTAGTTGGGGTGACACATTTTTTGTAAGACTATATTATATGACTACACGAGTTTTGACTTATAATACTATATATAAGCTTACAGATGATGGATCTGATACTCCTCCTCGCGTTTACTTTAATACCCCATTTAAAGACCCACCCAAAGATACAATTAGCGTAATAGTTACTACGTCTTGGTCAGATCTACCTATAACTTCATCAGGACATTTCAAAGATCGAGGTGGTACCGGAGATGGCGGTGAATCATTCGTATTTGATAGTCTGCCGTTAGGAACTTCACCAGATGAATTAGTTACAATCACATTTCTTAAATCATCTGATATTGTTCCTGGCTGTGAGCCTGGTCAATATAATTCTTCAGGTAGATGCGTCAATACACCATCATGTACTAAACAGCAGGTTATTGGATTAGTTAACGATGTTTTTAGCTGTGTGGACCCAAGTATTACAAAAAAAGAGTGTGATGATAAATATCCGTGTTTTAATCCAACTGATGATTTACTGGACTGGATAAAATCTCTAGACGATCGTGAATTGACAATACTAAAAGAATCGTTTGCACCAAATTCATGTTTCAATTTTAAAACATTACTTTTGTTATTGTTTGTATATGTTATTCTCATGAAAACTTACAACAGAGATGCAACAATGATTACAGTTGGATTTATTGGTTTAATAATAACATATATATTAACATCTATTACATTATGCAACAATGAATAATCATTCAATATGTTTTTTCACTGAGCTTATTAATCGTACAGGAATCTTTTTGGTTATGAATGTATTATTTATTACATCTATATCAGATTTACATATATTGTAATCATTCAATATATCATTATATTCTCCAGATAATATATAACTTCTAAACACCATCATCCATTCATGATCAATCTTATATGGTATATTATTCATTTCTAACATTCTAAACCTCTTCCTTTTCATACACATGTTTGAATACTTTGTCCATGAAGATCCAGGTCTCAAAGGTCCTTTTACAGTGTGGTTTAATAGTATTGATGGTGTTATACATGATTCATGACTAAGATATGGTAACAAGAACCAATCACCTTTATATATTTTATCATCATATATACTTGCTATACTGAGAGCTTCAATGATTGAACATATATCTGATGATCCATCAATATAATTATCATGAATCATATCCATGACATGTCCATATTCAGGAATTACATCACCTATACAAGGTTTTTTAGTACCTCCAATACAAATCATATCCTCTACAATTGATTTTGGTGAATGAAAGCAATCTTTATCATACCCCAACACGATAGATCTTAAATCTCCATTCGTTCTTAATGCTTCAGCGTGACTAATATGAAACTCATTCATAATGTCATGTATACTCATCTTTGGAAATTCAAACATTGGAATATTTCTATCTTTGATACATTGTGCATTTCCAATTATAACTCCTTTAAAATTTGTTTCATTCAATTCCTTTGCACCAACTTGATCACACACCGAATCAAAGTCATCAAGGAGTAGTTTAAAGCGTGAAGATGTAGCTCTGTCTAGAAATTCCAAAGTTGATTGTTTTGAAGATAGAACATGTACAGGAAAATCTATGAATTTTAAACCACAATTTTTTATAAAAAAACTTTTACCTATTCCAGGTGGTCCGTATATATACACAATTCTATTTTCATTGATAATATGAATGAAAGATGATGACTCCATTACAATACAATTACTAAATATGATTACTAGAAATTCCGCGATACGAGAACGTCTCTTTCCTTATGTTATAACTCTAGTTCTCTTTATGTTCGCTGTTATTATTCTGTTACTATATATATCAATTAGAATTACATTAAAATAAAATGTTACAGTATTATATATGTTTGGACCTGATAAAGGCACACCGTTCAATACATCATCTAATCAGGCTAGACTCCTGCGTCTTCGTCAAGAGTCTAATGAACTAACCAAAAGAGTCCAGAATCAGCAGAATCAAGCTTCGAAACACCAGAACTTTTTAAACTATTCTAAAAAGCTTCAGCAAAATGCCAACCTTAAACGTGCGATGACTCGTTCAGTGAGTCCTTATACAATTACACTTGTTGCGTGTGTATTAGCATTTATGCTTGTAAATGCTGTAAATACACTCCTTTTGAAAACTACAAAAACTAAAACTACAAAGATATTAAACTATGTGAGTATAGGATCTGCAGCTTTGGGTATCATGTATTGTGCGTATGTAGTGTGGAAAACGGCTAGCGAAACAGAATTGTACATTAATATATTTATATTCGTTGCTGCTCTTATAGGAATGTCAGTTCCTGTACTCATGGCTAGGGAAAAGGAGGCATATAGAAGTTCACGGCGTTAAATAATCATGTCTCATTATATATACAACTTAAATCACCTAAACGATGCTCACTCTGAATGGTATCCACACATCAAGCCATTTTATGCTGTAAAGTGCAATCCAAATAAAGAACTAATACATCGACTCAAGACATTGGGATTGGGTTTTGACTGTGCGTCAAGAAGCGAGATACAGACGGTTCTTGACGAGGGTGTAGATCCAAACAATATTATATATGCAAACCCATGCAAGAGAATTGAAGATGTGATGTGGGCAAAAGAGCATGGTGTAACACTAACAACATTTGACTCTATTTATGAAGCTGAAAAGCTAAGAGGCTTTGACTGTATACTGCGAATCAGGAATGATGATGCAAACGCCAGATGTATTTTAGGAGTAAAGTATGGTGTCCAAGAATGTGACTGGGAAAATCTCATTGTGTATTGCAAATTCAGAAATGTACGTATAGTAGGTGTTTCATTCCATATAGGATCAGGGAGCGAAAGTGATTCTGCTCACCAACAAGGTGTCAGAAAAGCAATGCAGTGTCTTGATCTGTGTTTTAAACACGGATATAAACCACATATTATAGATTTGGGTGGAGGCTTTTCATACAAGAGGCTTCCACAATTAGTGACACCTAGACAGTTTACAATCATAGCAGAGCCAGGAAGGTATTATGCTGAAGGGTGTATGACACTCAAAACAAAAGTCATTGGTAAAAAGGATTCATCTATAACAATTGATGAATCTATTTATGGGGCTTTCAATTGCAAGATGTTTGATCACGTAAATCCAGAACCAAGTATAAAAGGCGAGTATGAAACTACAGTGTATGGATGTACATGCGATGGAATAGACACTATAGGTTTGTACAAACTACCTCTTTTACATATTGGTGATTATATAGAATGGAAGAATATGGGTGCATACACTGTTGCTGCATCAACAAAGTTTAATGGAATGAACTTTCCAATCAATCCCGACCAATTTCAACATTAGATAATTCTATAAGTTGTTCTGCAACAGATTCTATAGTGGTTGGGGTATCCTGACCTTTGTCAAGCTTTAAATAGTTTTTAACTTTTCTGTTGAGTGGATTACCATTCTTTAAGGTTGTTGTAAATTCTGCAAATATTTCAGCTAGAAAAGTCTTTCCATCGGTTGCTCTGTTATGCGAATCAATAGACAATTCTTTAGATATATTCAATGCAAGACGTTTAAAGGTTATAGATGAGTTTAGCGCATTTGTCATTTTTTCATTCAGCTTTAAATAGAGTTGTATAGATCCTAATATTCCTGTACCAGCAGATAGTACAGCATTAAGTATAGATACATATTTTTGCGCTAAAAAGTTTTGGAGAGAAATTGCTGTAAGTGCATTAACGGCACTGACGACGAGAATTGGTATATTGAATCGTTTTGACATGTATATGTAATACTGATGTTCTTTGGCATAATAATAATATAAATCATTACATTGTTTTTCAATCTGTGATAGATATTCTTCTTCTCGCTCAGTCCATTCCATATATTCATACTATAAAATAATTAATCTTGTTAGGTGCTTCTTTCCAAAACTGTTTAATGTTTTTAGTGTATACATTATATAATTCTTTATTTTTTGTAATCATATCATGTTCAACTTCTTTTTTACCAAAAGGAATTTCATCATAATATATTATAGTATCAAACAATGTATATTTAATATAATCATATATATTTTCATCATGAACAACCCAGCAATGCCAACACACATCTGATCCATTCTGAACATATCCACTTTTCAATACAGCATCATGTACACCGAATTTCGAAAGGTGTTTAATAATGAGTGCTTGCTTATAGACGATTGATCCTTCGAGCTTGTTCAACTTGATTCGCATACACAGACGTTTGAGATCCATACTAGTATACATGTTAAATATTTTTATAAACATACAATAATGAGTACAACTATTACAATAACAAATTGTTGCGTGAATATTGTAGCAACAATTACTAATACACCAACATATGTTATTCTATTTGACGGCTCAAAATATTTAGAACCTTACACACCACTGACTTTTACTTCTACTGGAATAACAGATCAGTATACAATGATGTATATAATGCCAAACGGTAACTATTCGAATACATTTTTAGTAGCATACAATGAAATTGGGGCAGTACACAAATATGTGTTAGATACTTTTAATGTTACTGCACCTACAGATATCAATCTATCAATTTCTGATTTTACATTCAGTATAGATGCGAGTAAAAACATTCATTGTTCAATCTCAGCTTCTAGATTTCCAGTTCCAGTTTCAAAAGTTTTGTTATGGGATGGGGAGTACAGTTCTGCTTTAGCAGTTCAAGCTAATCCTACATATATGTATGGGTTTATACATGCAACTCTACCAAATAGTAACAATTGGAACTATCTGATATTCCAGTATGTTTTGAGTGATGGTTCTGCCTCAGGACATATAAATTCTGACATTACAAAAGCTTCAAATGCTCCATCTGGTTCGCCACTTCCAAAACCTACAGTTGGTCCACCTACATATTATAACTTTAATTTGATAAATAGTAGTGTACAAATAGATTCTTCAAATGTATATATATATTTAAATACAAATCTGCCAGTTAGCATACAAACATTTACTCTATATAATAGGAATAACAGCATTGGTCTGTCATCGCCTGCAATATATAGAGGTGTTGTAAATCCCCAGTGGGTTGCCATATTTCCAATTAATACATTCCCACCAAACAGTATATCTACTGGCAATTTTTACATATGGGCAATTACATATAATAACGCATTTTCTTCTACTACTGTTGATTTTTCTTCCATTCGTTCCAAGTACAGTGTTTATCCCCCAACTATAACTAATGTTACAATAACAACAGGTACACCACCTAATTCATTTGTGATGTTTATGATAGGTCAAGCGGGTCCACCGGGTCCAGAGGGTCCAGCGGGTGCAATAGGTCCAGCGGGTGCAATAGGTCCAGCTGGTGCAATAGGTCCAATGGGGCCAGTGGGTCCAGCTGGTGCAATAGGTCCAATGGGGCCAGTGGGTGCAAAAGGTCCAGCTGGTGGTCCAGCGGGTGCAATAGGTCCAATGGGGCCAGTTGGTCCAGCTGGTGCAATAGGTCCAATGGGGCCAGTTGGTCCAGCTGGTGCAATAGGTGCAAAAGGTCCAGTTGGTCCAGCTGGTGCAATAGGTCCAATGGGGCCAGTTGGTCCAGCTGGTGCAATAGGTCCAATGGGGCCAGTTGGTCCAGCTGGTGCAATAGGTGCAAAAGGTCCAGTTGGTCCAATGGGTGCAATAGGTCCAATGGGGCCAGTTGGTCCAGCTGGTCCAATGGGGCCAGATGGTCCAGCTGGTGCAATAGGTTTAGCTGGTTCTCAGATATTTATAGATTCGGGTATTCCAAAAACGGTCGGTAAAACCAGTGATATATATATTGACAAACAAACTGGATATATATATAAATATGTTAATGGAAAATGGACATATCAAGGGGTTGATGTGACTCATCATTAATTAATAACTTTACACTCTATATATATAATGGATCCAATTCTAGAAACTTCGATTGAACGTTTTACTACATTTCCAATCAAATACAATACACTATGGAGAATGTATAAGAATGCCGTTGCGACATTTTGGACAGTTGAAGAGATTGATTTGAGTAAAGATTATGATGATTTCAAAAAGCTTACACACAATGAACAGCATTTCATTAAAAATGTGCTTGCATTCTTTGCTTCCAGTGACGGCATAGTATTTGAGAATATAGACATGAACTTTGGTTCTGAAGTTCAAATCCCGGAAGCTCGTTCATTTTATGCGTATCAAGGATTTAACGAAATGATTCACGGTGAGACGTATTCTCTACTCATTGATACTCTTGTAAAGGATGTTTCTGAAAAGGCTAAAATATTCAACGCCATAGAAACAATGCCATGTGTAAAAAGAAAGTGTGACTGGGCCATGAAATATATGAATAATAAACAGTCTTTTGCAACTAGATTGGTTGCGTTTGCTTGTGTTGAAGGAATATTCTTTTCTGGATCTTTCTGTGCCATATATTGGATAAAGCGAAAAGGATTGATGCATGGTTTATGCTTTTCTAACGAGCTTATAAGTCGTGACGAAGGAATGCATCAGACATTTGCGGTAGAGTTGCACAATACACTGAAAGAACATTGTAAAGATATACAAGAAATAGTAAATGAGGCGGTGGAAATTGAACGTGAATTCATTGTAGATTCTCTACCATGTTCTCTCATTGGAATGAATTCAGATTCAATGTATATATATATACAATATGTTGCAGATAGATTACTTGTACAACTTGGACAAGAAAAGTTGTATAATGTAGAATGTCCGTTCACCTGGATGGAGAATATATCGATGGAGGGGAAGACTAATTTTTTTGAAAAACGTGTTTCAGAATATAATAAACACGTTCAGGGATCTATAAGTTTTGATTCATTAGATTTCTAGAACATTCCAGCACCCACTACTTGGTTACCCGTTGTAGCGCTAGCCCCCTGCGCCCACTGCACTCTCTCCTTGGTGCCAGAGCTTCCTAGGAAAGCAATGGCATTATTGGATCCCATCCTTGACACGAATACATTCATCAGAATCAAGAATATGAATACAAATACTAGACCTGCTACGAGAGCCAGTGGAATACCACGTAGTCCAGATAGTTCTCCAACCTTTGTCATGACTCTACTCTGGGACATGTAAGAGAATAAAAGAGCTAGAGTGACAGACTCTAGAGAGAAGAGATTAGCCATAGATGGAATTGCATGCGCTGACATTTAATATAGTGACAGAAAAAAAACTACGTCCTGACTTTCATCAAGAGAAAACTTATTATTAAAAAGACAAATGTGTGTAGGAAGACACCTAACATAGATGGACATCCTCCTGATGCAACCCACTTACCCAGTAAACTTGAAGTTGCTTTATATGTATATGGATTTGATATGACAAAAAACAGGATTGCTGAATACGAAGCAAATTTAAACTTTACTAGATCACTCTGCTTGAGACCTCCACAACCACAACCACAATCTAGTGAACGGTGTAGTCCCATTCCTCCTTCTTCCCACATGATATTATCATTTAAAAAAAACGAATACTAATATAGTATAGAAAAATGGCGCCAATCACTCAGTTCAAGGATTTCAGCTACTCTAACATTGCACTGCCGCGTTCTGGAAAGTTTACAAACTCTCCAGATTCACCAAAGTGTGTTGAGTTTCCTGAGATTCTTCTCCAACTTCCTAAAATGAATGCTGCATTCAAGGGTGTCGCTCAGTTTGATCCAAAGGCTCCATGGTACCTTAGTGTCAAACTTGATCTTGATGTTCAAAAGGTGTTTGAAGATGTTGACGATTACATTGTTCGTTATCTATCTGAGCATTCAAAAACGTTGATTGGTGAAGAGACTGATGTTGCTGCCATCAAAAAGTATTGCTACAATCCTATCGTAGTCAAGGGTAAGAAGGAGGGGTATGAGAGTACCAGGACTCTGAAGATGAAGCTGAATGTTTCTGATGGTCCATATGCAACCAAGGCTTTTGATCATACCAAATCAAAGGTTCCTGTTGATTCTATCAAGGGGAATGACACTGTAATTTGCCTAGTGTCGTGTGATCGTATGTACTATATGAATAACAAGTTTGGAGTTTCATTCAAGCTGAAGCAGGTTGTTCGGTATCCATCAGTAGATTTGGATTCATGTGCCATGGAGATTGATGCAGGGAGTGACAGTGCGTAAATGTGTATTAAATATTGTTGTGTAATATAATAGTATGATGTATCTCCTGATTATTCTGTTTGCTGTTGCTCTCTGGTTCGGATACAAATCATATTATAAACCAAAACAGGTTCAGAAATATGAAGCTGAACCCTCTGTGGTTGTATATGGTGCTTCGTTCTGCGGTTGGTGCAAAAAGCAAAAAGAGGAATTGGATAAAGATCCAGAGTTGAAATATAAATATGTAGAGTGCACTGACCCTGAAAACAAGGCTGTGTGTCAGGAGAATGGTGTTCGTTCCTATCCAACAGTAGTCATTAATGGAAATAAGAGTGTCGGATTCATGAAGCTCGAAACAATTAAAACCACACTCAATGGTAGTACATGAGACAATCTGGTTCAGAACCAATTTTTGATGCCGCATACTGGCCTGTTGTAGGAAACAATTGTTATGATTATGCATTTGGTGACAGAAGGAGATTTAGAAATGAAAAAAGCAATCCCGGTACAAGATCACACGTAGGTGATGCAAACTTTTTGTTCAAGACGTGTGGGAAGGGAATGAATTCAATGAATTACAGAATTAAAAAGGATAATCCTTTAACCGTAAAGGTTTTGAAGGATGTAAATACTCCATGTGAAAAGGGGTGGTACAAGGTTATGTCGTTCGTAGCACCACTGAATGATGATCATGATTCGTATGGAGACTTTCATTTTTACAAGCAAATTGGGTCTGTAAGATATAGATTGGAAAAAGGTGATACAGTACACTCGTTATCAAAATTTTTTAGAGTAAAACCAAATGTAATTAAAGAAGCAATGAGACATTCTTTAAGAGCAAAATCTAGATATGATGGGTATATAGATCAAGATGATGATATTCACACAACTTCAAAAATACATTCTAAATATCTAGACAAGGTTATAACATTCCCAGTCAATTTATGGGCTCACAAGCTTGGGTGGGGAACTAGACCTTTGTTAGTCGATGCATCTGGAATGACAATAACTGATCCTCGTAAAGCTGATAGAAACTATTCATTTCATTACAATACATTATGTGGAGGTTACTGTGTCAGAGCCGGGCGCGCGAAAACTAGCAACTCCTAATTCCCTCAGTGTTTCTTCTAGAATACTTCCAAAATTTACATTTGAATTCAATGTCAATCCTTGAAACAATGGTGATTCTATATATCCAAATGGCACATTAGAATGTTCAATCAATCTAGCTATATCACTTGTTATATATTCATGACTTCCGGTAGTTCCATCTGCTATAGTTTTTATAGTTACAGAAACACTATATCTAGGTTGGTCGAATGGAGCTCTACACATTGGGCATGTTGAGCGCATTCTTGCTCTCTTCCATCTTTCAATGCACTGGTTATGAAACACGTGATTACATGGCAGTGTCCTTGTTTCACTCGTATCAAGATTCTCCATACAAATAGAGCAAGGTTGTTTGTGCTGGAAACAGTATTTAGATCCCTTGCGAGTACATCTTTCACCTGATGCGGTGGTTCCTTCACACTGCGACATTATAACATATGCACTTTTATTTTTTAATACATAAAAGCATCACTCTCTTATATGATATGAGTCTTTATGAAACTTTAGGATTGACTAAAGATGCTTCTAAAACGGAAATTAAAAGTGCATACAGAAAACTGGCTATGAAGCATCACCCAGACAAGGGTGGAGATCCAGAAGTATTTAAGAATATATCACATGCATATGATGTATTATCAGATGACTCTAAAAAAGCAGCGTATGATAATCCTGGTCCTCAAAACTTTCCATTCGACATGTTTAAGAATGATTCTTTAAATTTTACAACTATTGTTGCTATAACTCTTGAAGAATGTTATAGAGGTGTTAAAAAGAGATTTAGCATAGAAATTGAGCGAAACTGTTCATGTGTATCAATGTGCAAAGCATGCAATGGTAAAGGGATGAGTGTGTTTCAAATGGGTCCTATAGTAATGCAGCAAATGTGTGGAGACTGTAGAGGTCAAAAGTTTTCAAAGTCTGGATGTAAAGAATGTAATTACAAAGGTTCAAAAAAGATTCCAAAAGCGGTTGAGATTGATATTCATAAAAACATTCATGAAGGTGAACAGATTGAAATTCCAGAATTGGGTTTACAAAGTGGGAATGATGTTGGATCACTTATATTTTCAGTTCGAATCAAACCTCATCAATACTTTAAACGTCAAGGTTTCAATCTCATTTATGAAACAGACTTGTCATTCATTGATTCAGTCAACGGTACAATAATAAAGGTGCCACATTTTGATGAAGAATTTATAGTTGAAACACAGCAATTTGGTATCATAGATCCAAGGAAGAAATATTTGATACCTGGAAAAGGTTTATCGGGTGGTGACATGTATATTCAATTCAACATTATATATCCTCAAGAAACAAATTATATTATAAGACATATATCAGATGACATATAGTTATATGCGCAATGGAATAGGATCTCTTAAAAAAGGATTGCTCGCTAAATATGGATATAGCAATGTAAAGAATACGTCTAAAAGATCTAGGATGTTGGCTCTACACAGAGCTATAATGGCTTTGGGACGCACTCACGTTCGCAAATCACTGTTTGCAGCATCAACATATACAAAGAGAACATCGCCTCGGTCATCAAAGATATTCAGAAGAAATGCTTATAGTCTATAGTGAGGTGCAAAAGCAACCTTATATGGAGATACTTGTACTGGCATAACTTGTCGCAATTGTACAGGTTGTACTGGTACAGGTTGCACTGGTACAGGTGCGATTATAGATTGTAGTGTATCAATGGAATCAGACAAAGATATCTTATCAGCAGCAACCTGAACTTGTAGATTTTGTAGATCAGTCCCTTTTGAATTATTCATGAGCATTAGATTAGACTGTATTCTTTTTTGAAGCATTGTAATTTGATCCTGAATATACTGTTGTTTCCTCTGTTCGTCAGTTTGCGCTGGTACAGGCTGATCTATGGGTACAGGCTGAGCTTTCACGGGATTTTGAAACACGAGTTTAGGCTTTTGAGGCAATTTTAGCATGATCTTGTGAGGTTTATTTACAGTTTGAGGTTTTCTTGCTATTCTGTCCGTTGATGATACTCCCCGTGGAGCTCTAGCATAACTGGATTTGCATGCAGAGTTACCTATATTAAATACCCAATTGGATTTAGTTACACACGCGTTAGATGTTGGATCTCTTTCACCACAGCATGTACCGAACCTAGAATAAATACCAAGGCCCAATAGTATAACGACAATAACAACCAAGCCTATAATCAATTTTCCAGTAGGACTACTCATTACTATACGTATATAAAAAAATAAGCAGCAAGACGAATATGGAGGTTCATTTTGAAAATGTCTGGAGTGAACTTGGTTCTGGGTATTCTGAGAGTGTATATCAGAGTGCTCTGGAGTTTGAATTGCAAGAATATGGTGTAAGATATGATAGGAGACCTGTAAACATAACATATAAAGGTTATTCGGTAGGTGTAATGTTTACAGACCTTGTTGTAAATAATAAATATGTTGTAGAGTTAAAGGCTGTTAAAAAGTTGACGCAAGAGCACAGTAGACAATTGGAGATTTATATGAAGACATTAGATATCAAAGATGGTTATCTAGTAAATTTTGGAAATGATTTAGATGTTATAAAGCTGTCTTTATAAATTCCCATTTGAGCTCATTACATATCTTTCTCCAAATCTGATCTGATTCATAAATCTTATCTTTATCCTTTAACAAAGGAAAACAATGTAAATATTCATCTTCAGAAAGTAATTCACATAATTTATATAATATATAAGGATAACTTAAAAAATTCTTTCGTTCTTTGGGTTTGTGTTTCTCAAATGGTTCCTGAGTCTGGTGAAACATAATCCTGATTTTCTCTTCTAATGCTTGTGACATTATAGGTGGTTTTTTACCATTTAGTACAGTTGCTATATATGGTATATGATCATAATATTTATTCAATGAATTCTTTTTTAATAATTCCTTCACCTTTGAATGTGTAATATCATGTATATTTTTAATTTTATTTTTTTTAATTTCACCTCTTAATATATCAAATACATCCTTTGGTACATTTGTAGTTTCCTTCGCCTGAAACTGTGCTAACCATTCATTGAGATGATTCTTTCTTTCATACGAATAAATTATATTCTTCTCCATTTCAAGCTCCTCTTTATAGCTCAGTTCGTTCGTCATTATAGATGTTGCTATTCCACATTTAATGCAAATTTCGTCACTATTCTCTATTACAAAATGTTGTGATCCACATGCACACTTTATTGTACTCTTCTTTGATGGCATTATACCAACATCATCCTCTACATTCTTCAAATATCTATCATAAATGTCTCGTCTTTGCACACCCTTTTCACTTGTTTCAGTATATTCACGAATATAAGGGATACAGCTACATAAATAATTAGCGAGTTCGTCACCTTTTAATATTCCAAGTTTTTCATTTATTCGTGATTCCATAAAATATTAAATATCACATTCTTTTATGAATAGAATATTCAATGGAATCATTTCTATATTACAGAGACTTCAACCCCCAAATTGGACTATTATTAAAGAGACAAACATAGAAGGGTGTAAGATTATCAACTATTTCTATAACGGTAAGAGATATAAGTATGTTGGTTTTATGCTCCCTAGATCAGTAACAAAAGGATTTGTTGTTCCATTGAAACATGTTACATGGAATGATAAAGATGTTACTAAACACGTGTTACAGTATGCAGGTCCTCGACATGATTTTTTCAATGAGCCAATCCCGTTGAAATTTATGTTTTATACAATTACACATGTTTCATGGAAACAAGAAACACACATAAGAGATGGAAAGATTGGTGTAATATTCAGGCGTCATTTATATATCGAACCTCAAAAAGGTGTTTTGAAAATTACAAATATATTTAATCAATCATATTCTGTGAGTAGTGGGTGAATATAAAATGTCAATTCTCCAAGATTCGACACTAGATATTTCAGGACAAGAGGATCATCAGATGTGTTTTGTAAAATTTGTACATTTGAACACAAAGCAGTAGCCTTTGTAAACATGAGCATATATTTCAGGCTAAAGTCACCAACAATTTCTTTGCCATTGTGTTCTGCGCAATCAATTATTGTAGTCTGACTTGCAAAATCTCCTTTAAACTCGAGACTTAGAGTACTTTTCGAACGTTTAATCCTAATAGATCCTATAGAAGATGTGCTTAGATTTGCCATGTCTCTACAAATCTTTTGAAATTCAACCGATGTAAGAATTGTTACACACTCAAACTGTAAAGATGGCTGTTGAAGAAACTCTTCATCGATTTCAAGCAACTTTAGATTGTATTCTGTACTCGTCTTTTTGTCTGTGTTTGTGACTTTTAATGTTATGTGATCTGGATGAGTCATGTACATTTCAAGCATATCATTCATAGTCACAGACTTTAGTATTTTATACGTGTTTGATATACTCAATCCAGCTATAATTGTGTTTGAACATGAATACTCTTCAAATTTATCACTCGGTAGATTTAAATCCACCAAGGCTACTCGTGCAGTGTCATATGTAAGGACTTTAATTCCACTAGGTGAAACAATGACGTTAATATCCTGCAAAATGTCTTTAAGTACTTCTAGACACGAAGTCAAGACTTTTGGGGTGACAGTCTTTAGATAAAACTTCATACAAATCTATCTCTTTAATTGTTTAAGTAGTTCTGAAGGATCTGTTTCTATTTTGCGCTTAAATTCTTCAGACATTTCTGGTGGTTTCCTAGGTTTAGCAAGAGCTGCACTATACATTGATTTGTATGAATATCCAATTGGTTCTTTTTTAACCATTGTTTTGAAGAGATCTATGATTGCATTTTTACCGACAAGCATCTTGTTGTCATTTGTAACAAGTGAAGGAACACTTTTTATATAATCTGGTATACCATCATCTATATTATGATATGTTATGATTGATTGTAATTCTTGATGTTCTTTTATAAAATCTACTACAATTTTACAATTCTGACATTTCAAACTATAAACTAATGTAGCCATATATATGTATATGAATATATATTGTATAATTTAACGTATAATAAAATCATAAACATACATATATATGATTAGAGCTGAAGACATTCAACTCATAGAAGCCAGAAGAAGAAAGTATTTGAAAGATACATATAAACATATACTTGAACTATTTACTAAAAAGATTAAATTAGGTGTTTCTCTCGGACACAAAAAGATTTATTTACAAGTTCCTGAATTCTTGATGGGATATCCATTGTATAATCATCATGATGCGACTTTGTACCTAAAACGTCAGATGGAACTTTTAGGATATAATGTGACATTATATGATTATATACTTGTTGTTCGATGGGGAAAAACAAAACTGAAAGAAGAACCAGAAGAGAATGTTGAGATTCAAGATGATGATATGTTGCCTTCTTTGATGAATTTGCGAAAGATGGCTAGTAAAATAATCCAGGAAGATAGAAATGGAGGCAATCGTAGAAGCTCGTAAAGAATACATGTACATGTTGCAAGAGTGTATGTGTCCAGTTGTGATGGAAAAGTTTATACAAATGTGGAATGAAAGTGATGGATGGAGTAAGATTCAAAAGTTTAAAGAAACAATGAAACAGATTGATTCTTGGGGTGAAAACACGGTAGAAATCGAAGTTGAAAAGGTTCAGAGCGAATGTGACTATCTAGACAAGTTGATTGAAGCTTCAATTGTTGTACGTGTACAAATTATGAATTCTGTAAAGATTGGCAGACATAGTGGAAAACTAAAGTTGAATGTACCTTCTGCTATAGAATTTGTAAGAAAGGTTTATAGATTTACACATAAAGAACTTGCAAAGTCTTGTGAATTCATGAAGGATGAAGATTCACGTGACCACAAGCTGTACGAGGCTGTAAGCAGAGCTCTAGATCTAACAGTGAGATCATATGTACCTCTACAAAGCATTATATCTAGAAATCTATCTGACGAGTATTCATTTGATGAACCTGTTCATGAAGAACCAATCCACGAGGAACCAATACACGAGGAGCCTATAGATGAGGAACCTGAATCAGAAGAGATGGATTTACTTATTAAAGAATAAACTCTATAAAAATATAGATGACAACTATCGGTGCATTCAATGATATGATGGAGCAATTTCTAGAAGAGCTTGTTCTTTCATTTCCAGACGAGCCTGCAATGAAAAAGTATCAAGTTTCATTTGAGATTCTTCGTAAAGCTAATTCCAGGGGGTGTATGGAGAATTTCATGAAGTCTGTCAGACCATATTCTTCACAGATAATGTCAAAGGATTCTAGTTTCTTTTTGGACAATCCTGAAATTGTAGAAGGTTTCAAAATCAGTTCTATCTGGACTGAAGACTTGTCACAAAATACAAAGGATGCCATATGGCAATATCTTCAGACGCTGTACATGCTCGGTATGACAATCTCTGCTCTCCCAGAAGATGCACTCTCTAGCTTGGAGGAGATGGCTGTAAGGTGTGCCAAGGATATCAAGCCTGGGGATTTGGATGCAAATGCACTGATGAGTGGAGTATCGAATATGTTCATGCATGGTTTAGGTCAAAAGAAATCTTAGTTAGTAGTAATGGAGATGCATAAACAGTTGATGGATAAAAATAAAATTATGGATTTTTGGCCTTCAGATGACTGGACTCCTCAGCAAAATACTGAAGCAACTCTTCGTTTCATAGTATATTCATCACTTCTTGTATTCTTAATTCTTCGTGATTCTAGAGCTCTGATTATTGGTGGTTTGGCTTTTGGATATATATACATCAACATAGACAATGACAGGGAGAAGGATCCAGAAGACTATACAAGCGAACCACCTCCCAATCCACCACCGTTTCCCAATCCACAACCATTCCCCAATTCACAACCACCCCCCAACACACCTTTAAATACAAATAACCCATACGGAAATAGATTGGTGAGTGATATGGGAACCCCTAATGTCCCTGTAGCTCACAATGAAGAACAGTTGCAATCTTATTGGGATTCAATATCACCTGGTCTTGAACAGAGGGGTGCACGTATAAATTTTCACCCAGTTCCAAACTTTCTAGGACACAATCTCCCACTTGCAGCTGAGAATTGCAAGACGAATCCATCACTATGCGATCCTAACGCGCGTGGTGGAGGTGGTCAGGCGGCTAGAGTTAGAATATAAATATAAATATATATAAATGAGCTCAAAAGATATTAAAAAATTTGTATATCCAATTGACACAAGAAGTCTGATGAAGACTTATACAGAGACTAGTTTTGATTTTCCCAAGAATCATGTACACTTTAACCCTAACAACCCTTTTCCGTTACCCAGGAGTACACGTGCTGATGTAAAGAATAATATCTCTTAATTGTAGATGGAGCTATTTGCTGTAGCTGCAGTTTTAGGTCTTGCCCTTCTCGGAAAGAAAAGACATGAAACATCACCACGTGAATATCGAGTATATGAGGAAAAAGATGGATATGTGAATGAAGCTGTTCCAGTTGTTCAGGAGCATGAATATTACTCTGGAAGAGGAACTAGTGAAGGTTTACACAAGGTTGATGATCCAATAACGACTAATGTACAAAATATAGATTTCAACAAGACTAGAAAGATGCTTGATATGCAAGGTACATCTGGAATGCCTGCATATGGTTCAGGACTTCAGGTTGCTGCACCGAATCAACCAGGTACAGTTCCTTTAATTAAAAAAAAGGAGATTCCTACAAACTTTGGAACGTCAGGGTATTCATCAGGATCTACAAACTTTGTAGATATATCCCCACATAATTCAAAACATGTGTGGGGTTCTCCTACCAACGACTTTAGACAAGTTAGTAGTGAACACATCACTCGAGTTCAAAATGGAGTGTCACCCACTGGACAGCGTATAAATGTTGGAAGAGGACTTGGTCTTTCAGCTGATGTACCTGCAGGAGGAGGTTTTCATTCAGAGTCGTTTCGTGTCCTCCCAGTGAATGCAAATGTAGAACGTCTCACTCATCTTCCAGGAGCAGAAACTAGAGGAGCATCAATCATTCCATCTGGATCACTCGCACCAGCAATATCAGGATACTCTGGAATTTCAGGATTTACAGAAGGTCCTGCTATTGCAAAATACCCTAATAGGGCAGAGGAAACCCCGTATACAGGATTGGGATCTGCTGCAAGAACATTCATGAGATCACCTGATCCATCGTTTGAAAAGACTCTTCAACCAACTCTAAAGGATCAGGGATTGACTCCATACATGGGACCTTCAAAGTCTCAGGTGAATATATTCAATTTAAACCCAGAACCTGTGAGCAAATACTCGTTTAATGCTCCAACGGGACATCGAGGCCTTTCAAATGACTATGTACCTTTTGGATCTCAAGCTGTAGCACAGACAAAACCTAGCATTTCTACACAAAATGGGTATCAACCACTCGTTACTCCACCAGGTCCAATGAATGCAAGTGTAACTGGACAAAGGGGGTCTATAGGTGAACTGAGACCAACACCCACGAAAGCATCTTCAAATCTCCCTCAAAACTTTGACATTGCAAAGAGTGCTCTAGCTACAAATCCATATGCAGCACCTTCATTCGCTCGATAAAAAAACCTATGTATATTCTAAATGAGTGGTGCAGTAACACAACTCTTGGCTCAGGGTGCTCAGGACGAACATCTAACTGGAAACCCACAAGTTTCATTTTTTAGGTCAAACTATAAACAACACACAAAGTTTGCACAAAGTGTTGAGAGACAGACATTTTCAGGAAATCCTCAGCCAGGGTCGATGAATTCAATCATTGTAGATCGCAAAGGAGATTTGCTCAACTACATGTATCTAACTGCAACAGACACAAGCTCTTACAGTGCAATCAATACTCTTACATCAAACACAATCACAACAACCATATCTGCAGCATCTCTAGCTTCGAATGCTATTACAGCGATCAGTACCGGAGCAACTACAACTCTTACTGTAACAAGTTCAGTAACTCTTGTTGCTGGTAACTATGTTGTCATTTCAGGCCAGACTCTCACAGCAGCAACTGCACTACCAAATGGAATTTACACAATCAATTCTGGATCTTCTGGAACCAGTGTTGTCCTAGCATATACATCAACTGGTACAGTCACTAATGGATATGGTAACATGGCTGTCGCACCAGTCACACAACTATTATCAGGTGTCAACGTGAATGGAGTTGCTACAACTTATGGCTCTAATGTAAATGCAGTCAACATGTCTGCATCTCTCAATGCATCTGCATATCTAGCTGGACACTATGTGGTTGTAACTGCAAATGAAGGTTCTGGTCCATATCAAGTGGCGGTTACACCTACAAATGCAGCTCTGCTACTGATTGCATCAAATTACATCAACACTGTTACTGAAATATATCTTGGACCGGTTGTGAGAGGAGCAACAACAACCTATAATTTTGGTGCAGTTCAGAGTTCTGTACTCCCAGCAAATATAGAAGTGCAAGTTTTGGGTGTGAGTCCATCATCCTTTAATGGTCTCTTTGCGGTTTCATCTTCTACTCTTGGTTCAGTAACTCTCACACAGGATTCGAGAAACTACACAATTGATTTTGCATATGGTTCAATCCAGAGACCAAGCAACAAGATTCAGACTATTGATTGGTCAAAGGCTATTGACAAGATTGAGCTTTACATTGGTGGACAGCTCATTGATACACAGGATTCAGTATTCAACTATCTTGTTGAGCCAGTTGCAATGGCTGATACGTATTCAAAGAGATTCCACGGAATTCCTACAGCTTCACCTGTAAACACTTGTATAAATACATTTTATCCACTCAAATTCTTTTTTTGCAAGGATTTCCACAACTCTCTTCCACTGGTTGGAATGCAGTTTCAGACTGTCCAGCTCAACATTTATTGGCAGACAACAATGTCCAGCAGTTACCAGTACGACATGTGGGCAAATTACATCTACCTCCAAGGTCCAGAAAGAGACTACTTTACAAATCTAAATGGAAGTGTTATTGACATGTTGGTCTGGCAAGTACAGAGACAGCTTGTGAATGCAGACTATTACACTGAACTAGCATTTAGCAACCCTGTAAAGTTTCTTGCAGCAAATGTACTGCCTTATGTAACTGGATATCAGCAAATTATTACAAAGATCAATGGAATAGATGTTGGAATATTTAAAGGATTGCCTCATTATCAAGAGGTTTCTCAGTATTACAATACACCATATGGTTTAACAAATCCAGGATCTCCTTTGGGGTCTGGAAGTCCAGCTCCTCTACTCATTATTCCATATTGTTTGGATACAGCTAGATTGCAGCCAACTGGTTCTCTCAACTTTTCAAAGATTGATACATATCGTATTCAGTCACCAATGGGTTCTGGTGTTCCACTCATGGGTGGCAGCGGGAACAATATATTCCCTCCAGGTTCTTATATATATGCAGTAAACTACAACATTCTTAGAGTTCAGAATGCAATGGCTTCGTTAGTTTATGCAAATTAGTTATATAAGTACATCTTAGGAATGGAGAAACATAAATCCATAGCAATACCAGTTTCATTTATTGATGGAGTACCGCATTTTCTACTTGTACATGATAGGAGACATTCAGAGTGGACATTCGTCACTGGTGGATGTAGACATCGAGAAATTGTTGATCCTATAGTATGTGCTTTGAGAGAATTGGAGGAGGAGACGAGAGGCATTATTGATCTAGAAGATGTAACTTATACATACTTTAATTTCAGTCTATTACAGACTGATCTAGAAACAGATGATTATACAGCTGTATATCATGTATATATTATATATTTTGAAACAACAATAGCATATCAAAACTATCTTGTAGATAGATTTTACGAGGAAAAACAAAAAATGGATAGAAGAGAAATGACATATAGAAAACAATATGATGAAAACGACAAGATGGATTTTGACACACTCGAAGGATTTAAATCTAGAAATGTGTGGCCATTGATAACAGATAATATATTAAATAATGATGAATTTTATAAACATTTAGAAATAATTAAAACTAAGAAGCATATATAAAGTATGGCTTCTCATTATATTATGGATGGAGGCAAGTTAAACATTGAAGATGTTGACAAATTTAACGATGGCTACATTCATGATATATTGAGACGAAAGAGACTATGTTATGTCGAAAGGAGAACTCCTCATTTTAAATTCTTTATAGATTTTGATTATGTTAATGATGTAGACATTAAATCTGAATATATATATGAATTAGTATCTAAATGTAAACCTTATACACATGGTACGTGCTACATTTCAAGAGCTTCTACAAGACGAGTTAAAGAAGGTTTGAAATGTGGTGTTCATCTTCACTGGCCAGACATGATTGTAAATTCACAAAAGGCTATTAAAATTAGAAATTCCATCATTGCAGATGTTCCACACTATGCAAAATATATAGATGCGAGTGTATACAATGGTTCAGGATTGAGAATGTTGTGGTCATACAAATTTCAAAATGATGTATATTACGAACCTTACAAGCCATGGAAAAGAATTACACCAGCAGGATTTGTGATGGATTTGCCACAAGAACCATCCAAAAGTATTTTGGAATTATTTACAATCCGAACAACAGAACAAGATGAATATACTGCAGACACAGACTTGGACACTGATGTACTTGAAAGTCATGTTCGCAGTGTGATGAAGGGGTATGAGACTGTTCGGATTAAAAAGGTTGGTAGAACTCGAAATGATCAGGGATTTTACATTCAGACAGACTCTAAATATTGTGAAAATATCAAACGGGAACACAAGAGTAATCATGTATGGTTTTACATTACGAACAATACTATAAGATCTGAATGCTATGATGAATCATGCAAGGGTTTCAAGTCACAAGGGTACAAACTTCCTCCTAGCATAACAAAAGACTTAGAGAAGAGGATCCCAAAGTTTTTAGATGATTACGACACGATATGGTAGACAAGTTAAAAAGCCAGTCTATTACGATCCAACTGAGAGAGATGCAAATGGACGTCCCATTAAATTGAAAGATGACTATTCAGACGAAAGTGACTATGTAGAAGAGAGTGATGAAGATTCAGTTGAAATTGATAGTGATGATGAATCATACGAGTCATCTTTTATCGACGATACTTCTATTCAATCAGAAGTGACTCAGGATCCTGAGGAGGATCAAGAGGTTTCCTCTCGGCTTTCCTGCACTCAGTCTCAGCCACCGACTTTAGTTCCGCAATCTTCCGAAGAGTCTCATCAGTAGCCTTTGGAAATTCTTCACGAAGAGCATCTAGAAATTCTGCTGGATGTCTAACTGGTGGTTCGTCTGGCTTTGTGTAATATTTAGAATTTTCATCTGATGGATCGATATAAGGTGTGTCAGAATTCTTTAGAGGCTGCGCAATCATATCCCTCTTTCTCTTTTCAAAGAGAGATGCACCCATGCGCTGATTCTCCTTGAACCCCTGCATAATCTCCTCTAGCTTTTCCTCGACATAATGAGTATCAGAAATCTTTGAACCATCTGGGGGGATCAAAAGCCATTGATTCGTATCAGCTACATAGATGTTGAATGTAGCATCCTCACTCTGAAGCTTTTTTGCATAATCTTTCGCAACTTCGACGCTCTGGACTGCACCATAAAACTTTACTCCAAACATGTCATTCTTCTGAGGACATTCAGGTCCAACGCACGAAAAGAGTACATACAGCTGACCAGGTAGATTTGTTAGAGTAGGACCAAGATTAACCATCTAAAGTTTTAGTATTCTACATCTTTAACATGGATCTTCGTAGACTCCATAACAGACTTAAATTTGAACACATGTCTGCATACATAAAGAGTACTGATAAAGTGTTGGATGTTGGATGTGGTTCAGGTGGTGATATTCACAAATGGAATCAAATTGGGTGTAATGTTTTTTGTATAGATCCAAATAAAGATAGTATCATTGAAGCAAATAAACGTTTATCAAAATTAAAATATAAAAATATTATTTGTAAATATGAACATATATATAATGTATATGATGTATATAATGTAATATGTTATAATTTTTCATTACAATATATATTTCATGATGAGTATACATTTAATAAAACTATACATAAAATTAAAAATTGTATACTCCCAGAAGGATTGTTTATTGGTGTTGTTCCAGATTCTGAATATATACTACAACATTCTTGTAAATGGAAAGATTGTCACGGAAATACAATTGAAATTGGACCATCTGTATATAATGAACAAAAGTGTGGTCAAATGGCTTTGGTATACATAAAAGATGCACCTTATTATGCAAATGGACCTATACCAGAACCATTGTGTCATAAAAACATTCTTATAGATTCTCTAAAAGATTCTTTTATTCTCATAGAATGGTCACCATTGTGGAATGTACCAGATTCTTACAAGAGTAATTCTATAACTCGGATATATTCTAGATTTGTTTTTAAGAAAATATAGAATATATTATATGAACATATATATATTAATACTATTATTAATTATATTTTTATTTTCAAACACGTCAGGATATTCAGATGTAATGGATGAAGTCAGACGTCGATACAATTTGTTGAGGGATGCGCTAAAAGAAGGTGGTTTATTTCCCGAATTGTGGAACGAAGGTATTATAACAGGTATGACTGAAATTTCATCTGACGGTGTTGGATATAATGTAGGCAAGGGGTATGAAATTTATATTTGCATCAAAGGTGGTGACATTAATGATATTATGCACGTTCTTCTTCATGAACTAGCTCACAACACAGTTAAAGAATATGATCATTCAGATAAATTTTGGACTAATTTAGATGAAATTAAAGATGTTGCTAAAGATCTTGGAATTTATAAATATACACCTAAGAAGTCATTTTGCGATGGTATAATCTCAGATTGATTGCTTCTGGAATGCTACAAACAGAACAGCTGCCAACACGAAAATAATTGCATACGACACTGGACCATTAGCAAACCTTGGTAGCATCTTCTCCATCAACCCTTTAAATGCAGGTGAAGACAGAATGACTGCAAGAACACCTACAAATGCAGCACTCATCAGTGTATTGTCTTGCTTTGGTTCATAGAGCTCTTTTGGTGGAGGTGGAGGTGGAGGTGGGGGCTTTTGAACCTGTGGTGGAGGTGGTTTATAAGCCTGAACAGGTGGTCTTGGTGGTTGAGGTGGTGGAGGTGGTGGAGGTGGCTTTACAACAACCTTTTCAATTGGGGTTGAATCATCTTCAACCTTCATAACAGGTGGCTCTGGGATAACTTCGGGGATTGGTTCCATATACTTTTCATACATTTTTTATTTTGTTTTATTAAACGCATCCACCTCTGAGACGCAACACAAGGTGGAGAGTAGACTCTTTCTGAATATTGTAATCAGCCAATTGTCTATCATCCTCCAACTGCTTCCCTGCAAAAATCAGACGCTGCTGATCTGGAGGAATACCCTCCTTGTCCTGAATCTTAGCTTTTACATTTGCTATAGTGTCAGTAGACTCAATCTCGAGTGTGATGGTTTTTCCAGTCAGGGTTTTTACAAAGATTTGCATTCTATATAATATACAATCTATATCTTTAAGGTTCGCGTACCATTGCTAGTAATTGACGTCTTGTTCAGTTTATTGTGTGCGTTCCACATTGCTGAAGATCCCAACTTGAAATTGGTTCGAATCTTTGCACGGTAATAAAATATTCTATCCTCCATCCTTGAACTTTGCGCTGTATTGTCTATAACTATAGCAGTGTAATTATCAGTTATAGCGTGATAAATCTTTTTGAATGTATTGAAATTTTCTATACATGAACCAAAAAAGTGGTCGTACAACCTCTTCAAGTTGTTTAGAGATGCATCAGTCTTTAGAACAAACACAAAGTCTCCTTGACCTCTTGTGCTGCACTCTAGACTCAGACAGTCTTGCATAGTGACTACAAAGAATATGTTGAAATGTCTGCCATTAAAGAACAACTGTCTGATGCAATTCTCCTTCATATATTTTCGGTCAAACATGAGATCGTCTAGAACTAGAAATACAGGTGCTTTGTTATTCTTTTTTTGTCGTTCTATAATCTTTTCTATTGTACCCTTGTTAAATTCGCCATGAATAAACAAGTCTGGAACAAAAGATTTGTAATGGTGATTACCTTCTTCTGTGCCGCTCATTACTACACCGAGTGGGATATGTTTTTTCTGATATAATATATCAGTAACCAATGTACTCTTTCCACTTCTTCTTCTACCTATAAATATACATGTACTTCCATCATCAATTCTCGATGGATCAAATTTCTTTATAGAAATCTCCATATCATATATAAACAAATAATATATGCGTATTTAACATATTATATATATATACATATATGATATGGAAGATATGTATATAAGAGCAGGAATTAATATTTTAGGAAATGTTTTAGAAAAAGCTACTGAATATGGAGTTTACTACATGACATTATGCAACAGAAATACTCTAACCTCACAAGATATAAAGTATGGACTGAGATATTCTGTAAGAAATTTGGAAAATATTAGAGACATGACTACTACTATTGAGGAATTGCTCGAAGATGATGAAGAAGATGACGAAGAGGAATGGGAAGATGACGAAGATGAATTCCAAAGGTATGAAGGTGACGATGTGAAATGTTTAGCAATGAATGAATGTTATGATACATGGGATGATTGGATTCCTGTAACGCCCGCAGAAATCCTCCTTAAAAAATCTATCGATAAAATAGGGAATGTTCAGGCCTCGGAAGAAGACTTATTATTGGCAGATTCAGAATAAGCAAATTGTGATCAAAGAAGAGGAGAAACCGAAAGAATATAAACATGTAATCAAGAAGGAGGAAAATCTTGATTAAATATATGGGATCAGGCAATCAAGATATACAAGGTATAGCAACTGGTTTTGCACTTGCTGCGGCAACTGCTTGGGTTGCGTTCGGTTCTTTAACATTGAAACTATTTATAGACACGAAAAAGGATCCTATATTCTATGCTGTTGTAGGTGCTCTTATAATAACTTTTGTATCTTTTCAAGTGTATTTATTTATATCACAGATTGCCCAGGAAAGAGACGCATAATTGCTAGTATCGCTGCAAGTAAAGCCACGAGAGCATACATTGGTATTTTCTTTTCATGTTTTTTAGGTTGTGTATATACATCAATATCCTTATCCTTTTCTTTTTCATATGTTGAAATAGTTATTTCGGGTTTTAGAGGTGTAGGCAATGCATTTTCAGAATATATTCTCATTGTTATATATGTTACACCTGTATTTGAAGTGTCTATAAGTGAACCATTCATTCCTAGAACATATACATCAAATGAACCCAACCTTCCTATAGGTACTTTATATGATGTAGATGCATCATAATATGTATTCTTTATAAAATTTGTCCTCAGATATGAAGTTCCATCTAGATATAGTTTTGTCGATACGAAATCAGGTGTCCAAGTGAGAATAGATGAACCTTTTTGTGAATTATCATTGGGTGATGTTGTATATATTGATTGTAATTGTGGTATATTAATATATATTATATCTTGAAATGAATTTGGTTGTACTGATACAGATAGAAATTCTACTTTAGTTATATTCTTTATTATGTTTAACATTGTAACTTTGAAAAAAGTATTACTCTGACTTGAAGAAGAATCAAAACTTATAGTGTATATATCCATAATATATCATGATTTAATATTTTCTCATATAG